TGGGATGCCAATCAAGGCATGCTTTACACTAATCTTGGTTTGACTCTCCCTATAGAGGGTCATGCTGGTGATTGTGGTGAACCATTGTTGTCCTACTCTGGAATTACTGGTTCTCGAAATCTAGTTGGTATTCATGCCGCTGGAGATAAAGATACTAGTGATTGTATTGTAGTTTCACAGGAGTTACTTGCCGCTCTTGGGTATGCTCATACTGCCCAAGGTGTTGGTTACACTGTGAAAGAAGATGATGGTTTACGTAAAGTTGACCTCCCTCCTTGTGTTGATCAAAGTAAAGTAAAGAAGATTGAACCAGGAAACTGGCCGATCCGAGATACTAAACTTGTTGAAACACCGTTCATAAGGAAAATTAACGAACCTGCACGACGCCCTGCTGCCATGAAGAAAATTGCTAAAGGAGATCCCCTCTCTAAAGCATATTCTAAATGGGAGCGTTGTGAAGTTACTGAAATTCCTCAATGGATGTGGGAACAAGCCGCTGTTGGCATGTATTCTCATTTGCGTTGTCCTATTAAACGCAAAGTTCTCACTATAGTTGAAGCTATCAATGGTTTTAAGGATTATCCCAAAATGGTCCTTAATAAGTCTGCTGGATATCCATTTACATCCTGGAAGATTTATGATCAAAAACTAAAGAAAGCTTCACTTGTTGTTCTTTGTGAGAAAACTGGTAAAGTTTACCCTTGTAATGAGTTAATGGTGTGTATTAACGCACTGTTGACTTATGTTATGCAAGAAGGTCCATTAACCCCGGAAGGTGATGTGATCTTTGCTGAGTCCCTCAAGGATGAACTGCGTGAAAATGAGAAAGTTGACGAGATGAAAACTCGAATTTTTGATGTTTCACCTATGCACTTGGTTATTCTGCAAAGAATGTTCTTTGGTGCTTGGGTTGTTGCTTTACATTATACGTTTAAGAATTCATCTCAAGATGCTCGTTGCGCTGTTGGTTCTGATTGTAATCATAGATTCGCTCAAAGATTATTTTCAATTGCCAACCTCCCTGGTCGTAGAATTTTTTGTACTGACCTCAAAGGCTTTGATTGGCATCAATTGCTTGCTAAGGCTCTCTTAGTGTGTGATGCGATCAATGCTTGGTACAATGATGGCCCAGTTATGGCTGAAGCCAGACGTCGCCTTGTAACTTTATGTTATAACTCCAAGAGAGTCATTTATGACATTCTCTTCCTTATGGAGCAAGGTAACACATCTGGTAATGCTGTGACTGCTGAATTTAATTCAGGCTATCTCGATCTTTCTACTGTTGTTTCTATCTGGTGGGTCACTCTCCAGAAAAAGAAACAAAACCCGGA